CGGGCATGACGCCCGGCGGCCCCTCACCCCCGGAAGGAACAGCGATGGCTGCGCGCAAGAACACCCCGCCCGCCGAGACGGACGTTGACGAGGACCTCCTGGACGACGGCGAGGACACGGGCGAGGAGACCCCCGACACCGGGCCGACTGCCCTGCGGGAGGCGTATGCGGAGGCGCTGCGGCGCGAGCGGGCCGACTATCTGCGCTACGGCCGCAAGGAGCGGGCCGCAGACGTGGCGGCCGAGCTGAAGCGGCTGGGTGCCCCGCTGGAGCGGGCCGTGCCCGCACCGAACGAAACGGCCTGACCCGGAAGGAGGCGGCGCGATGGCACAGCTCGTCACGATCGACCAGGTTCGTAGTCAGCTCGATGACCAGAGCACCGACAACACGGTCGAGCTGACCCTGTACATCGAGGCCGCCACCGACGCCGTCGAGCGGCATACCGGTCCGATCATCACCAGGGAATTCAGCGAGCAGGTCAACACCCAGGGCGTAGGCCTGCCGCTGACCCGGATGCCGGTGGTGTCGCTGACGTCGGTCGTGCCAGTCCTGCCGGGCGGCCAGGCCCTGAGCGTGGGCGACCTGGCTGTCGATGCCGAGGCCGGTGTCCTGTACCGGCTGGACGGCGGCGCGTTCTCCGGCGGGCCGTGGACGGTGACGTACACGGCAGGCCGCGGCGACACCGTGCCGCCCACCGTGCAGTTGGCGACCCTGCTTCTGATCCAGCACCTATGGAGCACGAAGTACGGGGCGGCCCGAGGGCAGGGCAGCGCCATCGACTACTCGGTGAACGAGCCGATGCCCGGGTTCGGGTACGCGATCCCGAACCGGGTCCTCACCCTGTTGGAGCCGTACCAGCAGCCGTTCGGGTTCGCCTGATGGCCACCTCGGCGGTGCCGGCCGCCATTGACGCGCTGATCGAAATCCTGCACGGGGCCGGAGTCCTGGCCAAGGTACGGATCATCGACGGCCCGCCCGGTATCAACTTCACTGAGACGGACCGGATCTACGTCGGGTGGTCCTCGACGGGCGACCAGGCCGCCGACATCACGCAGGCATTCGCATCGGCCGGGGCCAGAACCCGCGACGAGGACGCCTCGATCTCCTGCTACATCGAATCCCGCAGCGGCAGCACGAACATGCGGGAACGCCGACTGCGCGTCTTCGAGATCTTCGCTGTCGTCGAGGAAGCGCTACGGGCAACGAATGCCGCACCCTCGGCGCCGACGTTGGGCGGGGCGGTCCTGTGGTCGGACCTGACGGCGGCTGGTCTTGACCAGCATCAGACCGACACAGGCGCCATGGCCGGCCTGGCGTTCACCGTGCACACCCGAGCCCGCATCTGACTCACCCCACCCCATCTGAGGAGTACGCCATGGCGCGAGTGCGCTACATCGGCGCCGAGCCGGTCACCGTGCCGGAGCTCGGCAAGACGGTCCACCCTGACGAGCTGGTCGAGGTTCCGGACGACAGGTTCGACGGCTATGTCTGCCAGCCCCGTACGTGGGAGGCAGTCGAGGAACCGAAGACCGCCCTGAAGAAGTCCACCCCCGCGGCGAAGCCCGCATCCACCTCGAAGGAGGGCTGACCCATGGCGATCGGATCCGGGCTCGGTGCCCAGGTCGGCATTGCGGCCGAGTCGGCGTACGGCACCTACGTGGCCCCGACGAAGTTCATCGAGTTCACGAAGGAGTCCATCCTTCTCAAGAAGACGACAGCCCAGTCGATGGGCATCGCGGCGGGCCGGCTGCTGGCCATGTCGTCGCGGCGTGTGGTGACGCAGCGCCAGGCGGCCGGGTCGCTGGACATGGAGGTCACCACGAAGGCGATGGGCATCCTGCTCCAGACCCTCATGGGTACGACGGTGACGCCGGTGCAGCAGGCCACCACGGACGCCTACCTGCAGACGCATCTGCTGGTCGACACGGCGGGCAAGTCGCTGACGATCCAGAAGGGTGTCCCGCTCACGACCGGTGTCGTGACCCGGAAGAACTTCCTGGGCTGCAAGATTGTGTCGGCAGAGTTCTCGTGCGAGGTCGGCGGCATGCTCACCGCGTCGTTCGAGATCGACTCGAAGGACTGCGAGGAGACGTCGGTCCTGGCCACCGCCAGCTACCCGACGATGGCCCCGTTCCACTTCGGGCAGATGTCGCTGAAGACCGGCCCCTACGGGACCGAGGTGGCGCGCGACGGGATCCGCAAGGTCAGCATCAAGATCGAACGCCCCATGGCGACCGAGCGGTTCTACGCCGGGGCGTCCGGGACCAAGGCCGAGCCGATCTCCAACGACCAGGTCAAGGTGACCGGGTCGATCGAGATGGACTACGTCGACAACGTCCTCGACAACCTCCACACGTCCGACGCGGCCACGTCCCTGGTGTGGGCCTTCACCGGTGCGGAGATCGCCCCCACATACAACGAGCGGCTCACGGTCAAGCTGCCCGCGATCCGTTTCGACGACGCCCCGCCGGCCGTCGAAGGGTTCGACGTGGTGAAGCCCACGCTCAGCTTCACCGGCCTGTACGACGGCACGAACCCCCTGGCCATCGAGTACATGTCCACCGACATCACGCTGTAGGGGGCGACCCGGTGGCAGGCACGTCCGTACAGATCCTGGGCACTGGGCAACTCCTTGACCTGTCCCGCCGACTGCGGGCCGCGTCCGGGCCGACGGTCCAGCGGAACCTGTCCCGCAGGATCAGACGGGCCGCTGAACCCCTTCACAACGACCTGCGGTCCACCATGCAAGGCATGCCCATCCGGTCCCCCGGGCGCAGTCCTGGGGGCCGCGGGGGGCCGTCTCCCACCACGCGGCCTCTGCGGGCCACGCTCGCCGCAGCAATCAAGATCAGCGTCCGGACCAGCAGCTCGCCCGGTGCCCGGGTGTACGTCGACAAGAGCATGCTTCCGAACGATCTGAAGTTCATGCCCGAGGCGATGAACGATGCGCCCGGCGGGCGCCTCCGTCACCCGGTCTTCAAGAACCGCCGCCGGTGGGCCAACCAGTACGTCACGCCTCTGTGGTGGGACAAGGCGGTCCGTAACCACACACCCCGCATGACCGCCGAGGTGACGCGCGTCCTCGACGACGTGCGGCGCCAACTCGACTAGGAGCAACCTGTGATCATCGCCTACACGCCCCAGGGCGGAGAACCAGAGCACTACGACGCCCGCACACTCCTGGCGTCGGAGGCGTCGATCGTCGCCCGGACCATCGACCTGAAGTGGCCGCAGGTCAAGGAGGGGCTGACAGAGGACGACCTCGACTCTATGCGGGCAGTCGTGTGGGTCCTGAAGAAGCGCCACGAGCCGACGCTGCGGTTCGGCGACTTCGACCCCGGCGTCGAGGAACTGACCCACCTCTACGACAAGCAGGAGATCGAGGACTGGATCGACAACGGCTTCGTGATCGGACTCTCCGATCCGGACATCAGCCCGGAGCAGGTCGCCCTGGCCCTGCGCAAGGCGCCGGAGTCCGCAGCGGACCCGGAGCACGCACGCGCCTACATCGAGAAGTGCCGGGCCGAAGCCGAGGCGGGGGGAAAAGATTCCGCGCCGGCCGAGCAGACAGCGGAGTCCGCACCCGAGCCGACGAACTCTACGCCCTCGACATCTGCGATCTCCGAGCCCAGTACCTAGGCCTCTTCGCCTACGACATGAAGATGCCGCCGGACGTCGTCGACCGGCAGCTCGTCGACGACTTCTACACGCTCGTCGTGTGGATGGACAACCAGCAGGCCCGTGAGGCTGAACAAGCCGGAGGTGAGTGACCGTGGCGTCTCAGCGTCTGACTTTTGTTCTCGATGGCCGCGACGGTCTGACGCCAGTGATGCGGCGCGCGGGCGAGTCGTCTGAGGACTTCCGCCGGCGCCTGCAGCGTGTGGCGGGTGACTCGTCCCGGGACCTGCGCGCGTTCACGCAGGACGCGGACGGGCGGCTGCGGGCACTGAACGGGCGCTTCATCACGACGGCGGACGCGGCCCGGGTCACTGGCGGTGCGATGACGGCGAACCGTCGCAGCACCGCGGACTGGTCAACCGTGGCGGACCGGGCGTCCGGCGTCGGGGAGAAGCTGACGGCGTCGCTGATGTCGCTCGCCCCAGCAGCGATCCCTGCCGCCGCGTCCCTGGCCCCGCTCGCTGCCGGCGCCGGGGCTGTGGCGGTGGCCGCGCTCGCGTTCACGGGCGCACTGGTTCCGCAGATCTCTGCCCTGTCCGAGGCGGCAGAGGCGGAGAAGAAGTACGACGACGCGGTCGCCAAGTCGGGGAAAACGTCCGAGGCGGCGATCACCGCACAGCTGGCGTACCAGCAGGCCATAGCGGATCTCCCGCCCGAGACTCAGAAAGCCGCGGTCGCGCTGGGGCTGCTGAAGGACTCGGCCAAGGCCTGGTCCGACAGCCTGGCAGGCGACACCATGCCCGCGTTCACCAAGGGCCTGGCCATCGCGAACGCGCTGTTGCCGAAGACAACTGGGCTGGTCAAGGGCACGGGCGCCCAGCTGGACCGGATGATGACGGTCATCGGCGGCAGCATGATGTCGCCCGGCCTGGACCGGCTGAACACGAAGTTCACCACCTTCGCGAACACCACGCTCCGCAAGGTCAACGACCAGCTGATCCACCTGATGCGCGTAGCTGACGGCGGGAAGATCGGCGGGGGTCTCTCCGAGTTCATGGACTACGCCCGCGCGCAGGGGCCGGTTGTCGCGGACACCCTCGGCAACGTGGGCGAGGCGCTGGGCAACATCCTTGTTGGCGCGTCCGAGGTGGGCGTGTCCATGCTCGACATCGTCAACGGGCTGTCCGGCATCGTGGCCGCGGTCCCGCCTGGTGCGATCAGCACGATCCTGCAGCTGTATGCCGCGATCAAGCTGGCGAAACTGGCGGCAGTCGGCATGAGCGCTGGCCGTGCCGCGATGGCAGCATTCACGGCTGAGCTCGTCGCGATGCGCACGGCGGCAGCAGCGGCCCCAAGCCGTCTGGCGGGGGTGACTGCGGGCATCGGTGCGATGTCGCGGGGCGCTCGTCTGGCGGCAGCCGGCACCGGTATCGGGCTGCTCGTCATCGGTCTGATGGAACTGTCCAAGGTGGGCAAGGAAGCACCGCCGGACATCGACAAGATGACGTCGTCGTTGGGCCAGTTCGCCGACTCCGGCAAGGTCGCGGGTGAGACGGCCCGCGTGTTCGGCAAGGACCTGTCCGGCCTCATGGCCAGCCTCAACCTCATGTCAGCCAAGGACGGCGACGAGTTCTTCAAGCGGTTCAACGACAACCCCATCTCGTTCAAGGACGCGAAGAAGGAAGTCGAGACGCTCGACAAGTCCTTGGCCGGGCTCGTGTCCGGTGGCAAGGCCGACCTTGCCGCGGCTGCTCTGGCCCGCATCAAGAAGCAGATGGGCGAGAACAACTACGAGACAGCCGGCCTGAACACCAAGCTCACCGAGTACAAGGAAGCGCTGGCCGACGCAGCCTTCGAGCAGCAGCTGGCAGCGCAGTCGATGGGCCTGTTCGGTACGCAGGCCCAGCAGGTGCAGACGAAGCTCGACGGTCAGAAGAAGTCTGCGGACGGACTGCGGCAGAGCATCAGCGCACTGAACGAATCCCACCGGCAGGGCCTGGGCGGGATGATCGGGTTCGAGGCTGCGATCGATGCTGCCACAAAGGCGATCAAGGGCAACGAGCATGCCCTGTCGATTTCTGGCGGGAAGCTCGACCTCAACTCGGAGAAGGCTCGTACGGCGGCTACCGCGCTGAACGACCTTGCGTCGAAGACCGATGAGGCGGCGGCGCAGGCCCGGGAGTCCGGTGCGTCGTGGTCCACGGTCAACGGCATCTACGACCGGGGCCGGGAGAAGCTGATCGCGGCGGCTGACGCGATGGGGCTGGACCGGAACGAAGCGAAGAAGCTCGCGGACCAGATCCTGAAAACGCCGGACAAGACCGCCCGTCTGAAGGGCAACCTGGAGGATTTGGCGGCGAAGCTGGCCGACGCGAAGAAGCGCCTGGCTGCCGCGCCTTCGTCGAAGACGGCGAAGATCAAGGGCGAAATCTCTGACCTTCAGTCGAAGATCGCAACGGCGAAGGCGGCCCTGGCCGGCGTCCAATCCAAGACGGTCTCCGTCATGGTGCAGTACCGGGCGTCGCACTCGTCCGCGTCCTCGTTCGCGCAGTCCATCGGTGGTTACGCCTCCGGTGGCAAGCCCCGGCCGGGCGAGCTGGCGTGGGTGGGCGAGCAGGGCCCGGAGCTGATGCGTTTCGGCGGTGGCGGGACTGAGGTCTACTCCCACTCCGACAGCATGGCGATGGTGTCGGATGCGGCGAAGGCTGGCCGGGACGCGAGTGCGGGACTGCGGTCCGGCATGGGCGTGTCGACGGATGCTGTCACGGCCGGTGGCCGGGGGCTCGGGGCTGCGGTCCTGTACGGGATTCGGGACGAGCTGGAGATTGCGAGCCCAAGCAAGAAGACGAAGGCGCTCGCGGCCGACGCGGGCAAGGGCCTGATCATCGGACTCACCGGGTCCAAGGGCAAGATCTCTGCCGTGTCGAAAGACTTGGTCCGGGACATCTGGGCTGCATGGAGGGGCTCGCGAACCACGAAGGACTCTCGCCTGGTCGCGATGGTCAACCACGACACGAAGAAGCTGCAGGTCCTGGCCAAGAGGCGGGACGACATCGCGTCGAAGATCGCGACGGCGAAGAAGTACGCGACCACCGTCACGGCGGCGGCACGTCAGGAGTCGACGCTGGGGCAGCTCGGTATCGCGGACGGCGAGGTGTCGGCTGGCAGCATCCAGGCGGGGCTGGCGGCGAAGCTGGCGAAGATCAAGACCTTCACGTCGTACATCGGGATGCTCGCGAAGAAGGGTCTGTCGAAAACCCTGATTCGGCAGATCCTCGACATGGGTCCGGAGCAGGGGTACGCCTACGCGTCGGCGCTGGCTGGTGCGTCGTCGACCACGCTGAAGTCCATCAACAGCACGCAGACCGCGCTCGACTCAGCCACGACGTCGCTGGGCCGGGCCGGGGCGGACGCCATGTACGACTCAGGCTCACAGGCCGGGAAGGGGTTCCTGGAGGGGCTGACGTCACAGCAGGACGCGATCGAAGACCAGATGACGAAGATCGCGAAGGGCATGCAGAAGGCCATCAAGAAGGCGTTGGGGATCAACTCTCCGAGCCGGGTGATGGCGGTCCCCGGCAAGCATTCCTCGGAGGGGCTGGCCGTGGGGCTGATCGAGGGACTGCCCGCCATCGACCGCGCACTCGGCGTGGTGTCTGGGCGGGTCGCCGGGATGCAGCCGGTCATCGGCCGGCCCGCGGTCGCGGTTGGTGCGGGTAGTGCGGTCGTTCACAACCACATCACCGTGCAGGGGGCAATGGACCCGGTGGCGGTAGGCCGGGAGATTCAGCGGGTGCTCGTGCAGTACGGCCGTGCGCAGGGCGCCACGGTGTCCTTGAGCGTGGGGAGGTAGCCGTGCCGGTCCTGGTAGAGATGGGATGGGGCGGGCTGATCCAGTCCCAGGGCGCCATCGTGTGGACGGACATCACCCGCCGGGTGGATCAGGTCCAGGGGGTGACGATCACCCGGGGTGCGTCGGATGAGCTGTCGGAGATCCAGCCCGGTACGGCGTCGCTGCGCCTCGACAATGCGGACGGGGCTCTGACGCCGGGCAACCCGGACAGCCCGTTCTTCCCGCATGTCCGGCCGAATGCTCCTCTCCGGATCAGTCAGGCGGTTGTGCCTGTCCGGTCCGGGGTGGCGCCGTACTCATTGTCGATGCTGGGCGATGCCTTCGACAGCAACGTGATGGACCCGACGATGTGGACGTCGTCGGGCGGGGCGGTACAGACAGGGGGGCGGCTGCGGCTGCCTCTCGTGTCGGGTGTCGTGTCCCGGCAGACGTCGATCCGGGAATGGTCGCTGGCGGGGGCATCCCTGCCGGTGAAGCTGTCCACGGCGCCCGGGGCGAATGGGTCGTCGTCGACGTCGGTGTCGATGTGGATCTACTCGCAGACGTCTGGGACGCGGGTCCGCTGGTCCTACAACGCCGTGAACAACCAGCTGAGGGCGGCGAGTGAGGTGGCGTCTACGGACGCCGGGGCCGTCACCATTCAGTACGACCCGATTGCCCACGCGTGGCTGCGGATCCGTGACAGCGCCGGGGTTCTCCGGTTCGAGGCGAGCCCGGACGGATGGGACTGGACGGTCTACCGGTCGCTGCCCACCCCGGCGTGGGTGGCCACGGACACCGTGCAGGTGGAGTTCACGGCGACCCGCACCGGTGGCACCGCGGACTACATGGAGTGGGATCTCCTCGGTGCGGTGGTCCGGCCTCGGTTCTACGGCCTGGTAAATGAGTGGCCGGTGCAGTGGGAAGGGCTTTTGTCGTCCGTCTCCATCTCGGCAACGGACCTGTTCAAGCGCCTCAACCGGCAGCCGCCGCTGCGGTCGATGCTGGGCATGGAAGTGCTGACGCGCGATACGACGACCGGGACGTTCAGCTTCCCGGCCGCGTACTTCCCGCTGTCCGAGCCGGCCGAGTCGTCGTCTGCCGGCTCCGTCGTGGGGTCGGGGATCGGCGCCCTGGCGTCCACGCAGGTGGGGGCTGGCGGCAGCGTGGTGTTCGGTGGGGACGGTGTCCCCGAAACCGGAGAGAGCGCACCGACTTTCACCCCCGCGTCGGCAACAGCCGGCCGGTACCTGGTCGGCGACCTCGGCCCGCAGATGGCGGCGGACATGGCGACGTGGCTGGTCCACACCCAGGTGTGGATCAAGACGTCGACGGCGGGCCGG